CTGCTGCTGCAATCAGAACATTAAAGATTGATTTCATCTCATCATCATTAATAATGTTCTCGTCATAGTCAGGGAACATCTTTTTCATAAACGAAATCTTCATATCAGGATCGAGAGGATTCTTCTTGGGATCCTGAGTTCTTGAAGGATAGATCTTCAAATCTCCACCTACAGAAATCTTATCTGCAGACTTCAGAAGTTTTTCGTGTCCTACTGTTGGTGGATTGAAACGACCAAATACAACAGTCAGAGTATCACTGATTTCTCCACCAGCACCTTCTTCATCTGCCGCAGGTGTTTTCTTCTGTGCTGCAGTTGGTTGGGGTTTTGCAGTTGCTTTTTCTGGTGCTGGTTTTGCTTTTGGAGCAGGTTCTTTTGGTTGGTCTTTCTGACCTACCTTCTCTCCCTTATCATAAAACTTGAGTTTTCCGCCTTCAGTTTTCGCAACAAATTCTCCACGGGAATCATACCATCCCCCGTGACCATCACTCTTGAGGTTTAACTTCTTCGCCTGCATCGATGCCTGCGATTGACTTGCCTCAGTTAGAAATTGGAAAAAACTCTTCATATTGTGTCTTGATATACTTATATTTATTCTAATTTAATGTACGGAGCAGAATAAGTTGCTTGAGAACTTGCATACAAATAAAAATCTTTTACAACTTCATTCTGAGTATCTTTTTTTGTATTTTCTATTGTTGTCAAAAGTTTCATTACAAGATATTTAGAATAACGATATTTATTTGATTTACTTTGTATGGTTAGTGCCAATTCATCAAGTTGATTTGGTTTCACCAATTTATAATCAACCATCATTTTAGCAATATCTTTGGCATGAGAATCACTATTTTGCTCAGCCAATCTTGCAGATGCACTAGATTCTGGAAGTGGTGTCAGTCCATGTCTTTTTAAGATAAAGTTAATTGGACCTAAAGATATCTTTCCTTGGTTAGCAGAAGCACCTTTAATCTCACCTTGCCATCCCGTTAAAGATGTTTCACCACCAAAACTTCTAAATTGAATTTTTTCTGTAGTTGCCGTTCCCCACTGAATATAACCATCCATTGCATCTAGATTAGTTGTAGTTCCTCTAAATTCCGCAGTAACTATCTTTTTGTCCGTAGGAAAATTTTTCTTAGAAATTTTGGCAGTTCCCGTAATTTTCTTTAAAGACACTCCAATAAGTTGATTGTTTTGAATATACTCAAACATTTTTTCATTAAGTCCCTTTAATGTCTTCTCTGATTGCAGTTCAGAAACATTAAATCCATTTCCAACCATATAAATGTCAGCAGGACTCCACTTATTCAAGTTACCAAAAGCACCCTCAGATCTATTAATTGCAGTAAAAGTTTTTTCAATAGCATCAACTGTTTTAGAACCTCTATGAAAAGTGAATTTTCCTTTACCTTTATACTGTTTAAACAAAGCATTTGCACCAGCAATAGATGAATTGATCCAATCATCGGGCAAATTATTAATCATACTTTCAAACTTTTCATCAGTATCTGCTGTAGCAAGTGCTTTTTGAAAATTTTCTTTTGTTACATCAGCATTTGTAATTTCTCTTTTAAGAACATTGAATGCTAAAGCAGCATAAAGTGCTTGAGAAGATTCTGCAAGTTTAGTAAGTGCTGCGCCTGCTCCAGATCCTCCACCTGCACCTTTTTTATATATTAGTTTAATAATAGAGTTTGATAATGAAATCTTAGTAACTGGAAAAGAAGATTCACTTTTATCAACTTCATTTACATATTTGATTCTTCTCTTTTTAAGTTCCTGTGATATTTTATCTTGAACTTCTGCTCTCTGAGATGCAACTACACGAATCTTATCAACCTTTGCGCCTGCCTTGACAACTTTAGTTTCGTATCCTTTAAGTACAGAATTTACTGCCAATAGTACTTCAGAATCCGACATTATGGATGACTTAGTGTTCTTTTTATATTTAGAAGTGGAGATAAGGAGACTCGAACTCCTGACATCTTGAATGCAAATCAAGTGCTCTACCAACTGAGCTATATCCCCAAGAAACCCCGAAGGGTAATATATTTATTAAGCACCAATAACAGCACCAATGCTATCATCAAGTTGCTGAATGGTTGAACGAATATCAACAATGCGAGGAGGAATACTTACATCATCATAAGTATATCCTTTCTGAGCATCAAACAGAACCTGACGAATTGCTGCTGCGGCACGAGCATCAAGTTTAAGTGTTACTTGTTTTTCTTCAGTCACAGGTCTCCCTCCAGTTTAGCAATTTGTTCTTCAAGTTGACGCATAACACCTTCTGGAGTATAGGCACCAGTTGCTTCTTTGCGGCGTTGCATTTCTTCCTCAATCTTTTGAGTGATAGAAGCATGGCGGCGGATTTCTCCACCCATAGACATTTGGTTTTTGGTTTGACTCATACAAAACTGAAGTTGCATAAGTTCCATATCATCAAATTGGATCATAGGTCTCCCTCCTTACGATTTTCTGAACGTTCGATACTAAATGCACCCTCAGGATAACGAGCACTCAGTTTCTCAAAGTTCATTTGGATTACTTCTTCAATAGAAATATCAAGTCCAATACAGGCTTGAGAAACATACCACATAATATCTCCAAGTTCACGCTTCAGGTGGAACAAGTTTTCTTCAGTCACTGGTTTACCTTGGAAGACAATCTTCTTTACGATCTCAGTAAACTCACCTGCCTCGGCAGACATTCCTACAGCAGCAGTAAGCAATCGCTCGGTAGGAAATCCATTCTCACGAAGTTCCATGAGACGATCGATGAACGGGGTGTGTTCTTTACTCGGACTTGAGGTAGTCGTATTAACGAACTCGACATACTTGTTAAGATCAATAGTCATACAATAAAAGGTTCTAGTTCAGATTGGGGTAAAATTTGTTGTGCTGGAAGTTGTAAATCATCATCCAGTCTTACATGAGGAACATTAACTGTCTCAGGATTCAGATGTTTAACCTGACGATAGGTTCTTGTGGAATCCATTTCAACAAGCATAATAGCATCTCGGATACTTGCACAATCGGCAATTTTCTTACCATTCTTGTCAAATACCGAATAGTAGTTCAAAACTTAAATCCCTCAAATGATTTCTTTGGTTTTCTATCTTCAAAATCATACTCCTCTTCTTGCTTATTGTCAAGGATATCATTCTGAGCAGACTGTTCACAATCATAAAGACGCATCTTTGCTCGATCAATACCAACCACAAATCTCTTATGAATAGTAGGATCATTGTATCGGTTCTTAAGTTGCTTCACAAGAATCTGTCCGAGTTCTTCGAGTTCTTCTGTAGAAATCAAAGCAAACATCAAGTCAGCAGTTGCAGGCAAACCAAATGATTCTGAAGTATCAGTCAGTTCGACATCAGAAGAACCATAACCAGAACGAGTTGTCTGAGTAGCACTTACGATAGGAACATTAAACTCCACAGCGAGACCACGAAGTTCTTCTGCGATTGCCTTAATATAGGAATAAGAGTTAACAGAAAGATTACCCTTATATCGTGAAGATGCACAGATGTTCAGATAGTCAATGAAGATGATATCTGGTTTAAAAGATTTCTTCAGAGCAAGTTCATTCAATAGTGATTTGAAATGTCCAGAGTGTGCAGAAGCAGTTGGATACTCTTTGATGATTAGAGTCCCCTGAGTCTTCTTCGCAAGGTTCGTGACCTTGTTCTCAAACATCTGCTTCGGAAGATCCCCAATATCCTGGATCGGGACATTGAGAAGGTTTGCATCAATTCGTTCTGCAATTCGCTCTTCCGCCATTTCAAGAGTGATGTACAGAACGTTCCTGCCTTGCAATAAGACGGAAGAAGCAACATGGCACATAAAGAGACTCTTTCCGACACCCGTACCAGCCAGAGCGATATTGAGAGTCTTATTAGGTAGACCACCTTTTGTGATTTTGTTAAAGTACTCAAGGTCGAATTCAATTTTCTCTTCCTTCTTATGATAGGACTCGTAACGTTGTTCGTAGTCTAGCAGATAATCGTGTCCGATGTGTGTATCAAAAGATACTGCCAGAGCATCTGATAGGATGCTAGGAATGCTATCACGATTCTTCTTTTCATCTTTACCATCTGCAATATGGATTGATTCCATAAGTGCAATGTAAATGGCACGATCACGACACCACTTTTCTGTAGTATCAACCAACCATCCAAACTCAACAGGAACATCGTCAAGATTCTGAATCAGATGAACGATTTCTGTAAATGAAGTATCATTAATATCTTTGCGTTTTTCTACTTCAATACACAGAACTTCTTTTGTTGCTGGTTGATTATATTCTTGAATGAATGACAGAATTTCTTCAAAGACAATCCTTTGATTTGTATCTTCAAAATATTCGGATTTGAGAAATGGTATTACTTTTCTTACATACTCCTCATTATGCAACAGGTTTCTAAGAATCAAAAACTCAACTTTATCCATTACTTATAGTGAAGATAGGTGCTTAACAAATACTTTTCATTACTGATTGGAGGATTGCCTTGATGAGGATACATCCAAAGAGGAGGAAACACCACAAGTTTACCAGTTTCTGGTTTAATTGTCACGTCACTAAAAACAGTTTCTCCACCTTCATCAACATCATTCAAATACCAAAAGAAAGATAGAAATCTTCTGGAAGAGGAATAATCCATAACATCCACATGAGCATCAAATGCATCGTTTCCATCATTCTTGTACTTTTTTATACGGAACTGCTCAAAGGCATTTTCTTTTGGAAAACACCTTTCGTCAATAAACTCATAATACTTTTTCTTATACTCTAGTGTCTTTGATATAACAAGGTTATGAAGTTCTTTATTCTCACCAGAATATTGAGTTAGATTAAACTGAGTAAAGTTTGGAGTTCTATTCCTGTCAAATCTTTCTTGTTTATCTTGATTACTTTCAAAGACATCAATCAATGATTGACAGGTATCTCTATCAAGTGCATTCTCATGAATATGAATAAGATCCTTTAACTCAGCTGCCATAACTAAACTCTTGTTTTGCAATCTCATCAAGTTGTTGCATCACTTCTTCTGTGAAGTATAGTTCTGGTTCTTTTAGAATCTGTTTTGCATAGAGTTTCTTGCCATCAATCTCATAACGTCCTGCTACATTCTTCCAAAGTCCACCAATCTCACCGAGTTCAAGAAGACCAT